CCCATTTTGCGGCTGATGCTCCTGAGTGGCTCGGCACCAACAATTAGAGGTGTAACAAATGACAACACTACAAGATGAACTGTTCTGCGGTGACCCCGAGTTGCTAAAGAAACTGTTTGTTCCTCAAGATTCTCAGTCTTCTCTCATAAGAGAAAGTATAATTATCTCTAAAGAAGACTACGAGAATATCAACAATCCCATCCTACTCACCAGCAATCTGATGCTGCCCTTCCTGCTCTATGGCAGGTTTGCTGCAAACGAGAGTGCTGATGACACAAACACAATGGAGATGACAAGATGATAACGAAAGAGATAGTGATAGAATGCCTCTATTGCATGGTGGAGTACCAAGACCACTTCAACAGGCAAGAGCAGATGCATACCAAAAAGTGCCCAAACTGTGGGAAAGAGATACTGATTAAGGAGAAAACGGTGATTCAATATGGCTAGATACAAAATTGGAATGAAGTACATCCGAGCACTCAACAAGGCAATGAAAATGCTAGAGCACGGTGAGCCAAAGACCCATGACGAGGCAATTGATGTCTATTGGGAGACAAGGAGACTACCCACTAGGAAGAGCCTAGAGTACGTGGATGACCTCGGTATCGAGGGGCCAGACTACTACCTCTATGAGAGGCTAGAGACCTTCTTCGACTTCGATGTCCTCAGAGCGACCAAGGGGCCTTCTCGAA